ACCCACTTATCTATGCTTGGCGTACTTAATAACCCTGGGTCAAACGATACGGAGCAAGCGGTGGTACGACTATCTCCTGTGCACTTTGTTGCAGGCAGGCAGGCCATTCCTGTAGCCAATGTGGTCGAGGTTTGTCCCAGCCCAATGCTATATGAGAGGACATTAATTAAGTAGCCCTCCGTTCGCGAACGGCTCGTGCCGTTCGGGGTACGCCCTGTTCAGCCCAGTGCGTTAATTCGCCTTCGGCGGTCTCCCGACGGGCCGCTGCGCGCGGGCACCGCAAGCAATCATCTCAAGCCAGTCAAATCGACACACGGGATAATGCCACGCAAGACGCGGAATCCCCGCGTCAAGCGTGTCAAAACAGCGTCGCACGCGACGCCATCTCGAGTGTCGATTGTGACAGGCTTGAGGTTGTTAAAGTGTTTTTAAAGCAAAAGGCTTTAGAAACATATACAATAGGAGATAACATGACTGCGGTCGAATACACGGATACTAATAAAACAATAATCGCTCTAAATAACGTATTCCTAGAAAATGTAACTACCTCTACGACTAAGGCTGGTGATACCTTTGCAAAGGGTAAATTAGTGCAAATGACGGGTACCGAGGAACGCCAATGGAGTGTTCTATTCAGTGCTTGGGATTATGTGCAAGAAGTAATAGAAATGGGCAATAACCCTAAAGAAAGATACCGAGTTCGTGGTTATCTCCGTAACCAGAAGTCGAAATCAGATGATAAATGGTATACTAACTTCGTAATCACTAATGTAAATTAGTACCTTGAGTGAGCAGGGCTGAGTGCGCTCAGTCCTGCTTACTCTTTTTTTGATAGGCTTCCCTCAATACTTTGGGAAGTATCGCGTTCTAAACTATGAAAGGAAATATCATGATGTTCTACAACGGGTTCAATCTACTCATCGATATGGTCATCGTGTCACTCGCTGCCATCTACTTCAGAAAAATGGGTAGAGATGACTACACCTATGATGTTGAAAAAGAACTCTCATTTCATTATAATGAGGGTTGGGAAGCAGGTTATGAGACTGCTATCTACGACAAAGAAAGAAAGACAGTGTTCGGCCCATTACAAAAAGAAAGGATATAAGTATGTCTATGCGTGGCATACCAACATCTGCTTGTCCCCTGTGTGGTGACAAATGGTTGTTAATCCCAGTACAGTTCGATGATGATACATATGAAGTTAGTGCGTGGGGCACTGACGCCGTATGTTACTCTTGCGGTATTGCAGTTACCGCACCAACACCATTAGACCATCCAAACTATGAGGAGAATTGGATATGAAACATAACTTCAGTCAAATGTGGGTAAGCAACAATGGTACTCACAACATTATGTGTAGTTGCTTTGAAATCTTTACACATAAAAGAGTTGGTACTACAGTACGCATGTACACAGAACACCTAGTAAAGGAGGTACAACATGCTTAATACAATAGAACCAATAGATAACGCTTCGCAAAATGACTACATTAAAATGGTTAGTCTTTACAATGATTTGGTTGAATCATACAATCATCAAGAAAAAGTAATAGAAAAGAAAGATGAAACCATATCAGATATTACCGATACATATCGAAGTAGACTAGAAAGTGAACAAGAAATAGTCAGAAATATGCATGGGATAGTAAAAGAAATGCGAAATGAGTTATCAAGTCAATTCAGAAAAAAGAATATCCATACCATCAATTGGTTCAATGAAATACTAAAAAAGTATTATAGTCTTGGTGGTTACATCGACCCAATCAGAGCGGATGAAATGTATTCCGCTAAGGCTATCATTACATTTGATGGTAACTATCGGCATCCCGACCGCAGCATAAATAGTATCAAGGCTGCAATCGTAGATGCTATTGAAAGTACCAGAGGTTTCTCAGATGTAGTAAGCATCCAACAAATATTAATTGAGGATGTTTATGATGTCGAGGAATTATCAGATAGTAAAGAAGGATAACAATGACAGAACCAGAAATAGAAATCAGTTATTGCGATTGGTGTCCAAATGAATTTGACCCAGTTGATGCTGAAGAAATGGGTAATGTATGTTCAGATTCATTATGTCGCGATTGCCAAGACAATGCTACATTTTGCTATGATTGCAATACTGTAACGCATTATGATGATATCTCTTCAATTTCATCTGGTGAAAGTGTCTGCAACCGATGCATCAGTAGATATTATAATTGGTGTCAAGGTTGTGAGGAATACTATCATAATAATGACGGATGTGAACAACATTACTATGGTGATGACAGAACCATTCACGACTACAGTTACCAACCAAGTCCTAAATGGTTTGTTAGAGAAATAGAAACCAATAGGATAGTCGTCACTAATAGACCAAATCTCATAACTGAAACTCCCTTTATGGGTTTTGAGTTAGAGATAGAATGTCCTGATGGTGACAGATATCAAGTCGCAGAAAAACTAATGAGTCAACACAAAGACTGGTTGTACTGTAAACATGATGGTTCGCTTGAGGATGGCTTTGAAATAGTAAGTCATCCTCATACTTTAGCCGCCTTCAACCTACGCAGTTGGAGATGGATACAAGAACTAGCAGATGATGGTGCTAACTCTTGGGACTCAGGTACTTGTGGTTTGCATGTGCATATCAACAAGTCTGCGTTCAAGAACAATGGCCACATCTGGAGGTTCACTAACTTGGTTCTGTACAATCGGAATCAAGCCGCTCGTTTGGCTGGTCGCAATAGCCATCAATGGGCATCGTTCCACAAAGAATACAAAAGAGTTGGTAAGATACTCAAAGGTGATGAAAGTCCTGATAGATACACCGCTGTAAATCTTACCAATTATCGCACTATCGAAGTACGCATGTTCCGTGGTTCCTTACATGAACCTAGAGTACGGGCTGCATTGGAGTTCGTGAACGCCAACTTCGAATACACTAAAGATATAAACTCGCATGATGTACTTAAGAATGACGCCATGAGTTGGTGGACATTCACCAAGTGGGTTCAAGAAAATGAATCCACATATCCACACCTAACAAAATATCTAAACAAAATAAAAGAAAGGTCAGACCGTGTGTCTACTATGCTTTAGTCCTGCGGGCACAATGCCTCGCCGAGAGGACATTGAAATGGCTTGCGCCAACAATTCAGATGGCTTTGGTTTTGCCATTCGTATTAACGACGGTATCATTACTAGTCGTGGACTCAATGCCAAAAAAGTAATCGACAAGTTCTTCGCCATTAGAGAAGCACATCCTGATAGCGACGCTATGTTCCACGCTAGATTAGCAACGCATGGCACAGTTACTAATGAGAACTGTCACCCATTCCGAGTAGCAGGCGACCCTCGCTTGGTGCTCGGTCATAACGGAATACTACCTATGCAAGTACCGATAGATAGTAATCGTTCCGACACTCGTATCTTCGCAGATGATATTCTACCTGCGATGGGTATCGAGATTCTAGATAGTTATGCTGACCGAACCTCGCTAGAGGACTGGCTTGGTAGTAACAAGTTAGTAATTATGTCTACGCATCCAGCGTTGAAAGATAATTACTATATTCTCAATGAACATCATGGAGTTTATGATGGTGGTGTATGGTACTCCAACTGTTCATATCGTCCTTACATTTACAAACCAATATACAATTACAGTAGCAAATATATACTTGATTCGTCCAAGTATATAAATGATACTACATCATGGGGAAATCATTGGGATGATACAGGCTGTCAAACATGTGGTAATATACTAAACGAGCGTGACTTCTATGAAGGTTACTGCTTGGTATGTGAAACTTGCTTAGACTGCATGTCAACATTCGATGAGTGTTTATGCTACAGTATGTCTAAGTCAGAGAGAGCATATGAAACTAGTAAACATTGGTAATGTAACTGTAGATACTAAACTCAATGATACTATTGAGTTTAGAGATGCGCTGTGTAAATACACAGACCCAGAGATATTCTTTCCTGCAACAAGAAATAATAACAAGGATGAATGTCTTAATGAAAATAATAAAACTGCCATAGAAATATGTAAAAAATGTAATCACGAAATAGATTGTGCTGCGTATGCTATCATAAGACCAAACTTATATGGTATATGGGGCGGTCTAACTAACACAGACAGACAAAGGATAAGAAAAAAGTATGGCATCACAGGACTTACAGATACTTCTCTTAGTGACGATGATATCAATAGCAATTAACATCTGGCTCTATCGAGTCAATGTGAAACTAACGCATGACAAAAAGATTTTACATGCGTTAAATGCTCGTCATCAAGAGTATCAAGAAGGTTGGTTCAGGTAAAACCAAAGAGGAGACTAGTGGACATAAAATCCACTAGTTTCCTCTTTTTTTTAGTACAAATCTTTTACTCTTTGAGAACTATCGCGTGTGGTATACTCTCGTCTACAAATTGCGACACGCCGTGTGTGTTTGTGTTGACAAAAGAAAAACCCCTGTATTATAATTCCCTATGTGGAAGGGATTAAGGATGATTAGTATTAACGGGTACGAGTTACCCGCTCACGTATCATACAGTTCAATGACGACGTTCTTAGACTGTGGTCACCTATACTTTCTGACCCGTGTGGTGGGGCTTGAAGAGCCCCCTGCTTGGTGGTTTATTGGTGGCAGTGCCGTACACGAAGCGACGGAGGAATATGACAAACAATCTGTTTGAGAAATATTTCACTAAGTATTCGGAGGGAAAGTCTCCCGATGAAATCCGTGCTGGTGGTAGGTCTACCAAGGAGTATCCTAATAAAGAGGATGCTAGTTGGTGGTTAAAGCACGGACCAGAGATGGTAGACAGGTGGATAGACTGGCGTTCTAATTCAGGGTGGAGTATCTGGCGAGCACCAGATGGTACACCAGCAATTGAGTTAGGACTTATGGTAGACATGGCTGATGTCCCAGTAAAGATGGGCATCGACCGCGTTATGGTTACTCCCGAAGGTGAGATAGTGGTACTGGACATAAAGTCTGGGGCAAGAACACCACAGTCTGACTTACAACTGGCGTTTTATGCAGCAGGATTGGACATAGCCTATGGCATTAGGCCTAAGTTCGGTACCTATTGGATGGCACGCACTGGCATAACTAGTAGTTTCATTGACCTTGATTTAATGCCAACACATAAAATAGTAGACATGGTTAAAATATTTGATGCGACACGCCGAGCAGGTTTGTTTACACCTAACTTTAAACATTGTACACTATGTGCATTCACGCAAATATGCGAATGGAGGAAACCGTGACAGAAGCAAACTTCTCGTTCACAACAAAGATAGGCAGTGACTTGTTCACTGTACGTGGTGCCACTATAGATGAGTTCAAAGAGAACTTAGTCTCTAGTGTAGTAACAGAAATAGTTGACCACATCAAGGGACTACAAGAGTCCGTTGGCGGTACAGTCAGCATGCAATCAGCAGTAGATACGGCTTCTAAATATTTAGGAGCAGTGGCTACGGGAAAAGCACAACCATCTCCAGCACCAACAGTCAATTCAAAATCGGGGGGCCCAGTATGCAAACATGGCCCGATGACTGGCAGGAGTGGTAATGGGGCAAAGGGACCTTGGAAAGCATGGATGTGTCCATCTCCAAAGGGAACTGCAGACCAATGCGAACCGCAGTGGGTACGCCGTGACACACCTGATTGGGCACTCATAAGTTGAGACGACTAGACCGTGCTGTGCGACGCTCTGAGGCAGGCGGGGAACCACTCCCGCCTGTCTTCAAAGCCTTAGAAGCAATGAAGATAGTGTTACGTAGGTCAGAAATCACAATGATTGCTGGACAACCAGGCGCAGGTAAAAGCACGCTAGCCTTAGCGTTGGCTCTGCGAATGCGCGTACCTACTCTTTACTTCTCGGCTGACACAGGTGCTCACACAATGGGTATGCGCTGTTTGTCTATGCTGTCTAACAAGACACAAGAACAATCAGAGGTAGCCTTACAAAAAGAACCAGCATGGTCTAACAAAGTGTTGCAAGATACTCGCCACATCATGTGGTCGTTTGATTCTAGCCCAACACTTGAAGATATGGACACAGAGGTCAAAGCCTTTGAGGAACTATGGGGTGCTGCTCCAAGTCTCATTGTCGTAGACAATCTCATTGACATATCCGATGGTGGTGGTGAAGAGTTTTCCCAAATGCGACAGACAATGAAAGAGTTAAAGTATCTAGCACGCATGACTAATGCTGCGGTCTTAGTGTTGCATCACACCAGTGAAGCGTACGATGGTAACCCATGTCCGCCTCGCTCAGCAATTCAAGGAAAGGTAAGTCAATTGCCAGGATTAATTTGTTCAGTGGCGCAGACTGCTACGGGCGATTTAGCAGTAGCACCATTGAAGAATCGGTATGGTAAGGCTGACCCATCGGGCAGCACTGCTACCTTCTTAGTATTTAATGGCGAGAGTATGCTGTTAGCAGACCGAATATGAGTACACCACAGAAACGCAAAGGCTCCGAAGCCGAACGTCAAGTTGCAAAATACCTGATAAAACAGGGATGGAAGCACGCTGAACGTAGAGTAGCAGGGGCTACCCTTGACAAGGGTGACATCTATGGCGTGCTGGGTTGTGTCGTTGAGGTGAAGAACCAAAAGCGTACTGACCTAGCAGGCTGGGTAGAAGAACTTAAAGTCGAGATGAAGAATGCAAAAGTAGATATGGGTGTAGTAGTACACAAGCGACCACGTGTAACAGATGTGGGAGAATGGTATGCTACACTACCGATGTCAGTATTCGTAGAGTTGCTAAAGAAGGCAGGGTTTCAGTGAAGCCATCCATCTCTAAAGTGCTAGAGCATTACGGTGCTCGCTGTAACACTAGGGGTGGATGGCAGAAACTCAAGTGTCCATTCCATAATGACCGACACGCAAGTTCAGGTTACAATGAAGACAAAGGATACTTTAAATGTTTTACTTGTGATGTAGCAGGTGACGCATACGATATCATTATGAAACAGGAAGGGGTAGGATTCGTAGATGCCAAGCGTAGAGCAGAAGAAATCACTGGAACGAGCAGTGGTTCACTATCAACAGTTTCTAAGCGAAGCGGATTCATACCTAACCGCCAGGGGAATACCTCGAACGATGGCGGAAAGTTTTCGTTTAGGGGTAGTGAAGGAGCCGTTAACAGGTCATGAACACTTACATGGAAGGTTGGTTATTCCTTACCTTACTATTACTGGAGTTGTCGATATTCGCTTTCGTTCTATGGATAGCACGGACCCCAAGTACCTCGGTCTTCCAGGGGCCAAGACTCATTTATTTAATGTATCATCGGTACTTATTAGCGATAGCAAGATTGCGGTTACAGAAGGTGAAGTTGACACTATCACCCTTGCGACTATGGGTATACACGCCGTTGGAGTACCAGGTGTATCCAATTGGAAACCCCACTACAGTCGCATACTACAAGATTTCGAGGAAGTATTGGTGTTTGCCGATGGTGACCAAGCAGGTCGTGACTTCTCGAAAAGACTGGCACGGGATTTGGACAGCGTTACAATCATCAACTGCCCTGAAGGAGAGGATGTAAATAGTGTCTACACCAAGTTCGGGTCGGAGTGGTTCATGGAGAAGGTCAATGAGTGATATCTTTGAACACGTAGAAGAACACGGAAAGATTCCAGTAGTCTTACTGCCACTACCTGATGGTAAGATGATTGATGTTTGGACTTTTCTTGCTGCTTTGTATGAGGTAGTGGATGGTGAAGACATGCAATCTGCATCCGATATGATTCAATGGTTGGGTACTATCATCTTTGAAGCAATGGATGCAGTACCCATGCCAGAGAAACCTAATCAAAAAACCATAGCACAAATCTTTAGGAAAGAAACTGAAAACTTTGATGAGAAGTTTGAGAAGTTTCTTAAATCGTTGGAAGGAGAAACCGATGGGAAAGCCGACTAACATAATTAACTTTGAAGTTGTGGCGTCAACTTACTTCAATCAATTAAAACATGTTCTTGCTTCTAAGCAACGTGACTATGGACCAAGTAACATAGCCAACGCACCAGGCGGACCGCTCAATGGTTTACGTGTGCGTATCTATGATAAAGTGTCACGCATAAATAACCTGATAGAAACTGGTGCCACACCCGATAACGAATCGTTACACGATTCTTTCTTAGACCTAGCCAACTACTCAGTCATTGCACTTATGGTACTTGACAATGTATGGCCAGACCCAAAGAGGTGGGATGTTGATGGTATTGAATGATGGCTTTGCGAAGTACATACTCGATGGCTATGCAGGTTTGGTAAAGCAGATATCCAATGAGTACCATAGTAAATACCCAATGGTACCAAGGGAAGACATCGCTCAGGAACTATGGCTATGGTTCTGGGAGCACCCGAACAAAACAATAGATTGGATAAAGTTAGATGACAAAGATGCTGACTCGCTATTTGCTAGGTCTTTACGTAATCAGGCTACTGGTTTCTGCGCTAAAGAAAAAGCGAAAGCACTCGGCTATGAAACCATCGACAACTTCTACTACCATAAAGATTTAGTAGAACAGTTCCTTCCCCTTGTGATAGAGGATAGGTTCGAACAGCCTGTTGATTATGGTGAATCAATAGGTAAGATATTTACTACATCAGAACCTAGTACTGGTGGCAACTGGATGTCCTACTTAGCAGATGTTTATGTGGGATTCAAGAAACTAACAGCAGACCAAAGGGCAATCCTTGTCATGAAGTATGGACCACAACAGTTAACTCATGACCAGATAGCAACTGAATATAGTATATCAACTGATAACGCTCGCATGAGAGTTAACAGGGCTCTACGCTCTATCATCTTTAAACTAGGTGCTAGTGCGCCATACACAGATGAAGACTACCCAGAAACATCTGTCCCTAAAGAGGAGATACATGGCTCAATCGACCAAGAAGAGGAGTGACTTCGACTTAGACTTCGCCAATGGCAAAGAAGGCGAAACTCTAGTAGGAGAGTTACTTACTGGCGGTCGCACCGTCGAAGTTAAAAGAGACTTACGATGGCGTGAGACTGGCAATCTATTTATTGAAACTGAATGTTTCTACATTGCCAAAAAAGGCTGGGCTCCATCTGGCTTATCAGTTACGAAGGCTGACTATTGGGCATTTGTAATAGGTGAAAGTACATTCATTGTACCTACTCAAATATTACAAGACTCAGTAGTTAAATATGGTAGGCGAATTGAAAACCGCACACCACCTAATCAAAGCAAAGGTTATCTTATTACACCTGCTGACTTGGTGGAGATGACAAAGGATAAAGCAAATGCACAGCAAGAATGAAACAGTAGCCGTAGGCTGGTGTGATAATGGTATGGTAGATGGCAAGTTTGCAGAGGGCTTGATGTTTACCCAACTACATAATAAGAATCTAATTGTTGACACGATTAGAGCACAAGGTAATCAGATAGGTAGACAGCGACAGGTATTACTTGACGCTTGGTATGACCAAAAGAATACTGACTGGTTACTGTGGGTTGACTCAGACATTGTGCTAACCCCACAAGTATTCAAGATGCTATGGGATGTGGCTGACAAGGCCACCCATCCAGTAGTTACTGGTGTTTACTTCATCTCTAAAGAGAATGAGCAGTCAATGATGCAACCATTCCCTTGCCTGTTTATGGATACAGATGATGAGCACAACATCGCATACGTACACCCACTACCTGATAACAAGATACTCAAGGTTGACTGTGCTGGTATGGGCTTGGTGCTAATGCACCGAGACGTAGTAACTAAGTTACGTAAAGAGTTCCCTGGTCAGTCTGTCTTCGCAGAGATAGAAGGACTAGGTACTAAGTTTATTAGTGAAGACATTGTCTTCTTCCGTAAACTAAAAGCAGCAGGGGTGCCAGTACACGCACACACTGGTGCAAGGGTAAAGCATATGAAACGCTTTGCACTAGATGAAAACTACTATCACAATTACTGGAGCATACACGCTATGGTAATGGAAGAGAAAAAGAAAAATGAGCGAGTATCCAAACTGGTTTGAGATGACAGCCGAGAATAACTTCAAGAACTATCTGCTGCCGTATGCAGGTAGGTCTAATCTAAACTTCTTACAGGTAGGTGCCTACACAGGCGATGCTAGTAAGTGGTTACTAGACAACGTACTTACAGGTGAGGGTTCCAAACTAACTGACGTAGATACGTGGCGTGGTTCTGATGAAGCATCTCACAAAGATATGGATTGGTCTGATATAGAAGCAGTCTATGATGAAAGGGTTAAAAGATATGGGGACAAAGTTATTAAGGTCAAGTCTGACAGTGTTGAGTTCCTTCGTACGCAACCATTTTTTATATACGATTTTATATATATTGATGGTGACCACACCGCTCTTGGTGCTTTTGCTGACGCCGTAGGTTCTTGGCCCTTACTAAAGCCAATGGGCATTATGGCCTTCGATGATTACACTTGGACAAGTGGCATCTCACCTGAGCACGAACCTAAGAAGGGCATTGATATGTTCTTAAAGGTAGCCGAAGGTTCATACAATCTAATCATAAAGAACAGTCAACTGTGGGTACGCAATACCCTGCAATTTCCAGAGGACTGACATGCCGACATATGAATACTCTTGTGTTCCGTGCGAACACGATGTAGCATTAAGTCGTGACATAGATAACAGAGATGACTTTGTACTCTGTGAATATTGTGGCGCAAGAATGATACGAGTCTGGACCCCACCAGGGATAACCTTTAACGGGCCAGGCTTCTACAAAACAGGTGGATAATGAGCACTGATAGTTTATTATTATTTATGATGGGTTATGTACTAATTGGAGTTCCGTTAGGATTGATACTTGCTAATCTTATGTTGGCACGAAGATATGATATTAAAGTAGCGAAGCCCTCTAAAAACAAAAATAAGCCCCTATCCTCTAGGTAGGGTGGGTACCTGGAAGATAGGGGCAACTTGCCTGAGATTCAATCTCAGACGTTTTTAGAGGCTAGTCTTGGACTTCCTCAAAGGTAGGGGTAGCGAGGGCTTCATCCCATAGGTCGTTCTCTTTGCGCTGGGCAAACTCACCTAGGCCGAGGGCTGATAGCACGAAGGCTACGGCTGCTTCGGTAGGGATTTCAGGGAACAGGAATGACACTACCAAGGCTACAGTTGCAGACACGAAGGCTGCGATACGAGTTGGATTATCTTTAATGAATGTCTTCATTGTTATCTTTCTTTTGAATTAACATGTAATATATCTGGTCAACCTTGCCCTCTAGTTTACGGACACGGTCATTAATACTGGAGCCAGAGTTTGGCTTGAGTTCATATAGGTAGTGCTTAACTAAGAATCTAACTGTTGCTCCAAACGCTGCTATGATTGTAATTATAGAGACAATAATTGCTGTCCATTCGTATGCAGTCATCATACTGCCTTCATCGCTATCAGTACTAACGGGTCAACAAAGCAAGCAGGTGCGTATCTGAAAGGAGCGACACGTACTTCAAAGTGCAAGTGTGGACCACTAGAGTTACCTGTGTTACCTGCTTCGCCGATGTGCTGGCCAGTCTTAATCTTCTGGCCCTTCTTGACCAGTGCCTTAGATAAGTGTGCATAGATGGCACGGAATCCGTTACCGTGGTCTACGACTATGGCTATGCCATAGGATGGTCCCCACGATACGCTGCCAACTTCTAACACCTTTCCATCATAGGCTGCACAAATGTCAGTATTAACTGGACACTTGTAGTCTACGCCTGTGTGGAATCCAAACTTCCACATCTTACCTTTTTGTTTGTAAGGTGTGGTTATCTTTTTTCCAGGTACTGGACTTGTCATTATAGTTTCCTTATCACTACATTGAGTATCCCACCAAAGCCAGAGAATCTTCTGTCAGGTGGGCTTATTTTTCTAAACGATATCTCTTCAATAACACAACCGAACTGCTCGTTTGTGGTAAAGTCTTGGAATACTACCTCGTCACCAGTTTCCTCTAGGGTTTCTAGGTCAACGATTCTTTCAAAGGCTCTGCCTTGATAACCATTCTCATTATTAAATCTATCTTGCTCCACATCAAAGCAGAACAAAGGTAGTTGCACTAGCCTCTGGCGTGTGCTGGCAGGTAGTGATTTAATCTGATAGCCCTCAAAGTCTGGGCCTTTAGTTGTATCAGCACCATCACGGTTCAAGTCAAAGCGATACTGCAAGAACTCTAGTGGCCCTTGAGGTACGTTAGTTGTAACCTCTGGTGTGCCAACAGTGCTGTCGTAAGTAATGATATCGTAGACTGCACCAGCCACATCTACTGTATTAAGAATGATAGAACCAAAGTCAACATCAGCCTTAGCAATAAGACGCTTGTAGTTCTTAGGCTCTAGTGTTGCGTAACGGATGCGACCAGTTTGTAGGAAGCCAGTAGAGATAAGCGTACTGGCTGATTCTACATAACTATAACCTTCTGCTGTAGCAAATATAACTCTGTCAGTGTCACCAATAAAGGATGCTGCTGTGGTTATCTTGCCAGTTACATTAGGTACATACACATCGTTTGCATAAGCAAACACCAATGGACTAATCTGTTCTGATAGGTCAATGCGGATAAGGCCAGGCTCACCTGATACACCAGTGGTAGCCCAAGCAAATCTATCTCTAGTTGCAAATGCGTACACTGGTTGAGTAGTCTCCACAATTAGTGGACCATAAGTTAGTGAGCCATCATCTGCTACTTGTGCTACACGCACACCCTTGCTAGTACCAATTAGCATATAGCCTAGGTAGTAGTGTATTGCTTGCACTATTTCACCAGTTGGTAACTCGGCTGCAGTAATTGCAGACGATATGGTAGGCATAGTACCAGTGGCAGATAGTACAAACTTCTCAATAGTTGACTGGATACCGTTGTAGCCAGCCAAGTAGATAGCAGTACCAGATGCTGTAATGCTGGTGTACACGTGACCAGCAGAAGGATTACTGTACACTGCGGTAGGTAATGAAGTTGCAGCAGCAGAGAACTCATACACTTTATTATCAGCAGCCATTACAATACGATTCTTTACGTACTCCATAACAGCGTTAGTAATTTCAAAGTTGCTATCAAACATCTGTGTTCCAGATGTAGAAGCGTCAAGGCTTAGTAACTTCTTGTAAACTGTAACTTTATCTGAGCCACCACTGGTAACGTTAGTTACCCAGAAACCATTTGTTCCGTCATCACATATAGCATAAACAGGAAAGTCTGAACCACTATTGTAATCAACAAAGTGAATAATTTCACTGGTTGCTGTACCTACAGGGGATACGGCAGTAGATACTACGTCTGCTGCTGTCTTAGCATAAGTAAACGTTGTAGTAGTTGGCACTGTAGTAATGCGATAAGTACCATTAAAGGTAGCATCTACACCAGTTACTACAACTTGCATACCCACACATAGGCCGTGAACGGCAGTTGTGGTAAGGGTTGCTACGTTAGATGTTAAGGCTTTGTTATTAACAGATGCAGTAATCTTAGGAAAGATTTTATCTACATCGTATTCGTCCAACATCAAGGCACCTTGATAGGTGTTGCTAATGCTAGTTGTACTAGCAGTAGTCCACTCAATAGAACGTAAGTGTTGTTGGGTTACACCATTGTCAGCAATATCGCCAGTAGTTTCGTGGCTTTGTACTACCTCACGAAGTAAAGTTACTTCTCCTGGAGTCCATACATCTACACCTTTGCTGGTTTCATAGCGATGTTCTACTTCCTCACCTGCTGATGGGTCATAGAACTTTAGTCCAGCACCACGATGGAAGGATGATTGAGAACGAATCCACCAACCAGTGAGCGACTGCTCACCTGGCTGTTGGCTGTTATCAAACTGTTGCTTACGATACGGAGCAGTTGCTCTTTCGTATGGTCGCTCTTCACTTGTTGCATAGATGAATGGTTGTCCACCAATAGCAACATCGTATGCTGTGTCTGTGTTAAACCAGATGTTAGAAGGTAAAGTAGGCTGGCCTACGTTTAACGGTATATCATCGGTTATATCTCTACCAGCCACTTAATCTCCTATGAAAGTAATAGTTTTGCTTCGTCTTCTGTGATGCCTAGTTTTGCTAGTAATGCTGTTTTTGCTTCTGCCTTGGCTATTGCTTCAGCCTCACGCTCTGCTTGCTCTGCAGCAAACGCTTCTGCGTCTGCTTCTCTTTGAGCGATTTCCTCAGCAGTTAATTCTACCTCGGTCTGCTCACCTGTTGAGCAATCTACGATTATTTTGGTTGGCATTGTTTTCCTTTTCTATGAGTTCTTAATACCGTAAAGTTGTGCGGTAGTTCCAGTTACATAACTACCTGCAGCAGTTGATAGTTTAATGCTAGTTACTGCGCTAGTGCTAGGCCAAGCACCAGCAACTATACCTACTTGTTGGTCTGCTCCATTATTTTCTGTACCAAAATCTACAATATAAGATTTTGTAAAATTAGTATTGGCATAAGATGGTAGATAAAGTTCCCAAACTCCAAAAGTATTTGCTGTGGCTGTTGCACCTGTTACATAACCATTTAACTGTCCAGCGGATTCTGTAAATCCTCCAACTGTATCTCCATTCCAACGCATTGTTGAAAGTTGTTTGGTGCTACCTGAATTATTAAAATCAAGAAGTTGTTGTTTAATAGTATCATTAAAAACATCATGTCTTGCTGATAATTTAAGAACTAAATCTGTGTAAGTACCAGGAATAGAAGTAAATTCAATACTAGCAACTGATGTAGTAGCAGTAGTTTTAGAAATTAACTCATAAGTATTTGCCATTATTCTGCCTTTATTCCATAAATTGTAAAAACACTATTTGCTGAATAAGTTCCATTCATAAAAGTGATAGATGTAATTGCTGCTGTATTACGCCACTCTCCTAAATGTCCAGCAACATAATCTCCTTGCGCCCAAGAACTTCTACCAATAACATATTTTCTTAAATTTGTATCTTTGTAGTTAAAAATATGAGCAATAAACATGCTTGTTGTTGTTCCAATAATTGAAACAGGTATATGATTTTGGTCAGAAGCAGCATCGGTATTTGCCACACCATCTCCATAAACTCTAACATAGCCATAGTTGTTACCACTATCGGAATTAAATCTGAGTCCTCCCCCTACACCAGCAGAAGTTGAGCCATGAAATACACAAACAAGATGAGTATAAGTTGAAGGAATATCAGAAAAAGTAATTGCTGTTGAAGAAGTAGTAAGAGTTGTAGTTGCAATTGGTTCATAAGTTCCTGTCATAATTAATCCCTAATTCCATAAAGTGAAAAGTGCGAATATTGAGAAAAATTACCAGCAAAAGATGTTCTAACATCAAAAGTTATTGAAGTAATTGCACTTGTGCTTCGCCATAAACCTGAACCAAAATCAAATTCATCAGCAACTCCAGATGTATTAATAAAATAACCACCTATTGCTCTTAAAGTTTTGAAGTTGCTCGTATTAGCATAATTAAAAATGTCTATTAATACAGGAGCAAAAACTCCAGTTCTACCACTTTCTGTAATTTGTGTTAAATAAAGATAATTAGCAGAAGTTTCCGTGTAACCAGTAATGTTATAAAATTGATGCATTGCATAATTTGAATCAGTATCACTATTAAATCTCAAAACTAATGCTCTAGCATCAGTTCCTGCTCCGTTATCTTGAGCAACTGCACGAATTTGTAAATGTTTATAATCTGCTGGAATTGAACTAAAAGTTATTGAACTTGCACCACCAGAACCAACTTCAACAGTAGCAATAGATTCGAAGCCGCTTGGAAGTACAGTGACTCTATCCCAGAAACTATCTGAGTCCTTAAAACTTCTAATAGTCACTAGACTCGCTCAATCCAGTTCAGTGAATCCTCATCCCAATCCCATAGACCTTCACCTTCTGGTCTTGGCACTGGTGAATCCCATAGACAAGTATCTTCATTTAGTATCCAAGATGGGTATGGCTTAGGAGGAATAAAAGCATCTCTTACACTGTCAAAGGTGTAACCAATGCCAGCATAGTTCTTGCGATAGTTGCCATTGTAACTAGTACGCTTGCAGAGTTGTCCTCTGAAGTTACCGTACCAAGTTTCCCAAGCCTCAGATGACCCACCGACATCTGTGCCGTCTAGGTCTGTTTGAGTAATGTATTCATCAACACCCACTATTACTTCAGTGACTATGTTGTTTCCGTCTAAAAACGCGTAGTGTGCCATTTATTCTCCTTAGTTAAGCCCAACTGACATTACCAGTGCCAGCAGTAATTGTCGCTACTTTGTATCCACCACTAGGGCTTCCTTCACTACCAGTGAGTCCTGCTCCAATAGTAATAGTTACACTATCAGGATATTTCAAAATCACTGTTCCAGAACCACCAGAACCTGTTGTGTCGTTTGCAACTCCAGGTTGGCGACCACCGCCACCTCCACCACTACCTGTGTTTACTGTTCCATTCTTAACACCTGATGTAGTAACAAATGCAGAGCCGTTCCAATAAGTTCCTGAACCTCCACCACCAGTTCCGCCAAGTCCTGCTTGAGTTCCTGGGTCTTTGCTAATTGCACCACCACCACCACCTGCTCTTGTAACTGATGAGCCTGTAATAGATGAAGCAGAACCGTTACCTCCAGCAGCAGGAACCGTAGAGGCATTTGCGCCTACTGCTCCAGCACCACCACCACCAGCACCGATTGAATCACCGCTACCTGAAGCAAGTCTATCTCCACCAGCGTTACCTTGACCAGAAGGGGAAGCAGCACCACCAGATTTCAAACTACTATTATCGCCACTCCCGCCGCCACCTGAGCCACCAGCATTACCATTACCACCACTTCCTCCAGCACCACCACCAGTAGAAGTTACAGTTGAAAATACAGAGTTACTACCATTGTTATTTACAGAAGTGCTTCCTGCACCTCCACCACCAACGGTCACTGTGTAATTTGTAGACTTGCTTAATCCAGTAAGTGTTGCAGTTTTGTATCCTCCTGCACCACCACCGCCTCCACCAGTGTGTCCACCAGAGCCACCACCTGCTACTACAAGGTACTCAATATCCAATGGAATTACAGTGTTATTACTATTAAACCTAACACCAGCATCTCTTAGTCTATTCACTGTCATTATGCCCAACTCACATTTCCAGTACCAGCAGTAAATTTCTTGTAACTAAAATCACCATCAGTGCCAGTGGCATCTGCGGTTAGTCCTGCACCTACAGTGAGTGTGCCAGCAGATGTAGGCCAACGAAGTATCACTACACCTGAGCCACCAGCACCTGCTGTTCCTGAGCCACTCCAAGCACCACCACCGCCACCTGTGTTCACTGTTCCTGCAGTGCTTGCATTACCCCCACCACCAGTTCCACCAACAGCACCAGCATTGTAAGAAGCACCGCCACCAGCATAATTGACTGAAGAACCTGTAATTGAAACTGCTACACCATCTCCGCCGTGTGCTTGACCGTCAGTGTTGCCAGCCTCACCTGCTCCACCGCCACCGCCACCTGAAGTTACACCTCCAGAGCCAGTGCCACCATTAAATCCTTGATTTGCTGTTCCAGTACCTACAGAACTAGAACTATCACCACCACCACCACCAGAGCCACCATTAGAAGCATTTACACTGTTTTTACCACCACCGCCACCTTTAGTGGAAGTAATAGTAGAAAATACTGAATCAGACCCTGAAACTCCAGCACCATTTGTGCCACCACTTGCACCACCAGCACCGACAGTGACTGTGTAGTTAGTTGATTTTGTAATACCTAAAATAGTTTCTAAAGAACCGCCACCGCCAGTTGCTGTAATTGTTGAGCGAAGGCCACCAGCACCGCCACCGCCACCGCCAACAGCACCGCCTCCACCTCCGCCAGCAACTACTAAGTAATCAACAAGTACAGTGACTTGGTCCCAGAACTTACCTTTATTTCCCTTTAATCGAGAAACAGTCATAGTTACGCAATCTCTGAGCCGAATAGGCTAAATGACAAGTTGGTATCTGAACCTAGCACATACAACTTATCAGAAGCGTTCATCGTAATACCTAGTGTTAGGGCTACTGAATCGTTTGCTGCTAAGGGAGTATCAAAAGCAATGTAGTGCTTGTCTGCCAGTGTTTCATCATCTGGTCTTAAAATAATTTTATATGTCTTTGCAGCAGCAGCACGGTTGCATACTACTAATGTAGATACGATTGTCTGTGTTGCTGCTGGACAGGTATATAGTGCAACGGCTGAGGTTGTGCTAGCCAATTGTCCTAATACTTTATATGTTGTTGCCATTTATTCTTCCTTTACATTCCGCCAAATAGTAGGGCTGTTGCGGTTGGGTCTGTCGTAATTGTATCCCACGAAGCGGATGTTCCGTTTGTGGTTAGGTACTTACCTGAGTTGCCAGTCTGAGAAGGTAGAGCATCTACCACACCCCAACTAGATGTTGTGCCGTCTGTAGTTAGATACTTGCCACTGTTACCAGTCTGACTTGGTACTACATATTGTATCGAATCTGTAGCAACCAAAGTCTTACTGGAAGGTATGGTAGTTCCATTAACACTTGTAGCCGTGGCTACTCCAATATCTGGAGTTACCAAGGTTGGGCTAGTATTCATTACAAATGTAGAACCTGTACCTGTCTGAGAAGCAACAGCAGTAGCAGAACCTACAGATGTAATTGGACCAGTTAAATTGCTAGGAGCAACTACTACGTTATCCACATAGTACTTAGTTGCAGCATCTTGATTAGAGGTTGGGTTACCCATACCTGTAATCTTGTTGGTGCTCATAGCCAAGGCACCTGTTAGGGTGCCACCACCTAGTGCTAAATAAGAACCACTTAAACTAACTGCACCAGTTGCACCATCTACTGACAGTACGGTATCTGTTGGAGTTAATAACTCTTGCCAGTTACCTAAGGTAGAGGCAGGACTAGCAGTTAAAATGAACGTCTTGTTAAGGTCTGTTCTAACTGCCACATCTCCAGCCTCTGCGGTTAGCGCAAGCATAGCAACTTGAGATGTTACCACATCAGTTTTAGTAATTGCAAGAGGTGGCAACTGAGAGTTAGGGATTAACCCTGAACCATCAAGTGAGGCTATACCACTAACTGCACCCTTCTGGTCATTTAGATACTTGAGAGTAACAGCATCCTGGTTAGCAGTTGGGTCTGCTACGTTTACTAACTTCTGGCTATTGATAGATAGAGAAGTGTTAGGAGCAGTCATCTGGTCTAGGCGAGATGTACGCACCTGTGTATCAAAGTCTGAGATAGTAGAAGCAGCCTGGGTACCAGTGTGGTTAGCCCTAGCCAATGGGTCTACTGCTAACTTGCTTAGAGCAATAGCAGCAGAGGCATTAATGTCATCGTTAACAATACTGTTAGCAGCGATGGCTGCAGTAATAGAAGCATTAGCAGTTCCATCAAAGGAGCCAGAGGTACCGCTTACATCTCCTGTAAGGGAGATGGTCCTGCCTGTGGCTAGTGCTGTAGCAGAAGATGCTAGGGTAGCAGTAGCAGCATTACCAGTCACGTTGCCAGTTATAGGACCGACAAAGGCTGCTGAGGTTACTGTGCCACTAGCATTGATGTTAACCGCTGCGACTGTACCTGTAAGGGTAGGGGAGCCAGCGAATACGTTAGCACCTGTTCCTGTCTCATCGGTCAATGCAGAGGCTAGATTGGCACTAGAAGGCGTTGCAAGGAAGGTTGCTACTCCACTACCCAAACCACTGATTCCTGACGTTACAGGCAATCCTGTGGCGTTTGTGAGGGTACCAGAGGCTGGTGTACCCAGCACTGGTGCGGTAAGGGTTGGAGAGGTTAGAGTCTTATTGGTTAGGGTCTGGGTATCTGTGGTGCCCACTACAGCACTGGTTGATGCAATCCCGTGAACCCCACCACTTGCGTTGCGGTGTTCTTCCGCTAGACGGAAGTCTTGACCGATAGCCATATGGCGAATCTTGGCACCAGTGGAGTGTGCCTTGATTGTTGTGGAATCCTGAGCACGGGTAATGGTTATCGCATTACCAGCAACTGAGGTTGCTGAAACGATTTCCTCATTGGCTGTATCTGGGTCTACAACTAGGGTAAAGGTATCACCACTTGATAAGGTAACACCACCCATAAGGTTAGCAGCAGACTGTACGTTTACCGTTAAAGAACTGGTGCTCGCAGTTAAGTCTGCGGTAAGTGTAGTCTCTTGAGAGATACTGGAATATTGACGTGCCATTTATTACCTAACGTGTGTAGTGGATTCGAACAGGGTACTTGCCGAGCAAACGACCTGCTTCTTCTTGCAACCGTTGCTGATAAAGCGAGAATATAAAACGAGCAGCATTGGAACCAGAACCGATTGGTTTAGTGCGGTCTGCTTCATCTGCTTCTGCAGATGTGTATGTGAGACGAGATGGGTCAATGAAGGAGATAAGTCTGTATGCTGCACCGTAGATAATTACATCCTTGGTGGATAGTGGTAAACCAGTTACTGTAGTAAAGACATCACTGTTGTTAACCATAGCAGTAGCCTCTTTACTGTAGGTTACTTGTACGGTACGTCCTGGCTCCACTCCTGAATAAATAGTAATAGTATTACCACTAGTAAATGAACCTGTGTTAGCCATTGGGTCATGACGCCAACCTTTAATTGGATACCATTCTTTAGTTGGACCAGTGGTTGAGAAAGATACTGCTATAATACCTTCTGCTTCACTAGGAAGTGAATATGTACTTTGGGCTGGGGAGAAAGTAAAAGTAGTATTTCCAATACCCCATAATTGTGGATAGACTGCTTTAACCGTATCGTTAATTGCTCTCTTAACTGCAACTCTTGGGAAGGTAGGGGCAATGGTTACCTTTGCATTTAGAGCGTGAGTAGCAGGAGTGGTACCTTGGTAGCCACGACCAAATGGAGCAATTACTAAACTGCTTGCTGGTCTGTTTACAGAATCAACAAAGAGTAACTCTTCGTCAATTTCAATAAGACCACGTGCTACGTTATCTACAGAAGCAATGGTTGCAGATACAGCACTTGTGCTGGTTAATGCTGCTGTTAGATAGGTAAGTCTATCCTGTCGCATTGTGTAGCCAGCAAGGTTCAATAGAACCTCGTCAACCATATCGTTAAATGTTGTCATACGTCTATGCTCCTAAGTGCAGGAATAGCCTCTAGTCCTGTTGTACCTGCAATCTCATTACAGACTGCATTAAGTCCTTTGAAATCTTTAGGGCTTCTGCCAGGAGAAGCCTTCTCATTAAGAGCACCAAGTAAAGCAAGACCAGTAGTACCAGCCCATACGTTTGCAGCACCCTGCTCATCTTGAAATTGTTTAATATCAGTGATACCAGCAAGACGATTTAACTCGCCTACTAATGTACTACCTGCTACACCTGTTGCCATTATCTGTACCTTGCTGTCTTCTTAGCAACTTCTTTAGGTTGCTTACTGAACTGTTTTCCTTTACGTGTATCTTCACGTTTCTTACGGCTAGTGGCTGCATACTCAGATGCAGACAAAGACTCCCTGGCTTTCTTAGGTAGATACCTTTCGCCAGTAGCCTTCTTGCCCTGTGTTGATGGCTTACCAGACTTAGTGCCCCACTCTTCTTTTGTCCATTTAGACAAACTACCTTGGGCTTTAGTCTTAGGACCAGAATATCCACCGCCAGCCTTTTCATAGGCTTGGGCTAATAGTTGCGCTTTACGTGCAGACCACTGGCCTGGCTTACCGCCTTTAGAACCAGACTTAATCCGATTCTTAATGCGCTCTCTCATTTCTGGTTTAGTGTATGCCATTACTTCTTCTTTGCCTTGCCCTTAACTTTCTTTAAGTTAGGATTCTTTTTCTTTGCTGCAGGAGAAGCCTTGCGAGCACCTGCTGCTAGGATTGCACCAGCACGCTCCATTGGAATACCTTGCTTCTTAGCAATATTCTTTTGGGCTGCTTTAAAACCCATTCCTTTTTTAGTCTTCATATTATCCCTACTTTATTTGTTCTATTAAACCGCCACCACCAGTGAGCATGACTCCACCTCTCATGACTCCGCCTTTAGGTGTTGGTTTTTTAGTAACGATTGATTTAGAAACTTCTTTAGGCATAGCCTTCCAAA